AGCAATGGACAGACTCGCTCAGGACTATATAGTTTGTTCATACCTATGGAATGGAACTACGAGGGATACATTGATTCTTATGGATTACCTGTATTCGATACACCAAAAAGCCCGATTAAAGGACCACACGGCGATAAAATAAGACAAGGTGTTATAGAGTATTGGGATAACGAAGTTGAAGGTTTAAAAGACGATCAAGATGGTTTAAACGAGTTTTACAGACAATTCCCACGTACAACTAAACATGCTTTTAGAGATGAATCAAAAGAATCTTTATTTAATCTAACTAAAATTTATCAACAAATAGATTTTAATGAAGATTTAAAAAATTCTATAAATATAACACAAGGTAGTTTTCAGTGGGAAGACGGAAAACAAGATACAAAAGTTATATTTATACCTAATAAAAACGGTAGGTTCTTAATAACTTGGGTTCCACCTATAGAATTACAAAACAAAAGATATATTAAAAATGGAATTAATTATCCAGGTAATGAGCATTGTGGTGCTTTCGGATGTGATCCATATGATATATCAGGAACTGTTGATAAAAGAGGTTCTAACGGATCTTTACATGGATTAACAAAGTTTAGTATGGAAGAAGTTCCACCTAATCACTTTTTTTTAGAATATATAGCTAGACCACAAACAGCTGAAATATTTTTTGAAGACGTATTAATGGCTTGTGTTTTTTATGGCATGCCAATATTAGCAGAAAACAATAAACCTAGGTTGTTGTACTATTTTAAAAGAAGAGGTTATAGAGGTTTTGCAATGAATAGACCGGATAAACTAAGAAATAAATTATCTGTAACTGAAAGAGAAATAGGTGGTATACCTAATTCAAGTGAAGATATAAAACAAGCTCATGCTTCTGCTATTGAAACATATATAGAACATTTTGTTGGATTAAAAGAAACAGGATATGGAGATATGTATTTTCAAAGAACACTAGAAGATTGGGCTAAATTTAACATAAACAATAGAACAACACATGATGCGTCTATAAGTTCTGGCTTAGCTTTAATGGCTTGTAACAAACATAGATATGCGCCAAATGTAAAAAGAATTTTGAAACCAGTTGATTTAGGTATAAAAAGATATAACAACAAAGGATCAATGTCAAAAATAATTGAATAAATGAATATATATACTGACACTAATAGTCCTTTTCCAAGTCAAGTTGTAAGTGATGCGGAAAAAGCTAGTCTTGAATATGGTAAGCAAGTTGCTCAAGCTATAGAACAAGAGTGGTTTAATCAAGGCAGAACATCCGGTAATAGATATTTAACTAACTGGAATAATTTTCATAACCTTAGACTGTATGCTAGAGGTGAACAATCTATACAAAAGTATAAAGATGAATTAGCTATTAATGGTGATTTATCTTATTTAAACTTAGACTGGAAACCAGTTCCTGTATTATCTAAGTTTGTAGATATAGTTGTAAACGGTATATCTCAAAAAACATATGACATAAAAGCTTATGCTCAAGATCCAGAGTCGGTAAAGAAAAGAACTGAATATGCTTCTAAAATATATGAAGACATGTTGTCTAAAGAATATCTAGATGGTTTAAAACAAACACTTGGTATTGATCTATATCAAACACCTTCTACAGATATTATACCTGAATCTCCAGAAGAATTAGAGCTACACATGCAGCTTAAGTACAAGCAATCTGTAGAAATAGCAGAAGAAGAAGCTATATCAACTGTTTTTGCTCAAAACAAGTATAATTTAATCAGAAGAAGATTAAACATGGATTTAACAGTTTGTGGTATTGCAGCTGCTAAAACTAATTTTAATACAGCTGAAGGTGTAACTGTTGATTATGTAGATCCAGCTTATTTAGTTCACTCTTATACAGAAGATCCAAACTTCGAGGATATATATTATGTAGGTGAGTTAAAAGCTATAACATTGTCTGAGCTTAAAAAAGAGTTTCCACATATAGATGATGATGAATTAAAAAGAATACAGGCAATGCCTGGTAATAGATCTTATATTACTGGTTGGGGTGATTATGATAGTAACACCGTTCAAGTTTTATATTTTGATTATAAAACTTATCACAATCAAGTTTTTAAAATAAAACAAACAGATCAAGGGTTAATGAAGGCTATAGAAAAGCCAGACACATTTAATCCACCTGAAAGTGAAATGTTTGAAAGAGTTTCAAGATCTATTGAAGTTATATATAGCGGTGCTAAAGTTTTAGGAACTAACACAATGTTAAAGTGGGAGTTGGCTAAAAACATGTCTAGACCAATGGCAGACACTACAAAGGTTAAAATGAATTATGCTATTTGTGCTCCTCGTATGTATAAAGGTAGAATTGAATCTCTTGTTAGTAAATGCACTGGTTTTGCAGATATGATTCAATTAACACATTTAAAGCTACAGCAGGTAATATCTCGTATGGTACCAGATGGTGTTTATTTAGATATGGACGGTCTTGCTGAAGTTGATTTAGGTAATGGTACTAATTATAATCCAGCTGAAGCATTAAACATGTATTTTCAAACTGGTAGTATTGTAGGTAGATCTTTAACACAAGAAGGTGATATGAACGCTGGTAAAGTTCCAATACAAGAACTTCAATCAGGGAGTGGTAATGCTAAAATAGCTAGCTTAATTCAAACATATCAATATTATTTACAGATGATAAGAGATGTGACAGGATTAAACGAGGCTAGAGATGGTAGCTTGCCTGATAGAAATACTTTAGTAGGATTACAGAAGTTAGCTGCTAACGCATCTAATACAGCTACTAGACATATTGTACAGTCTAGTTTGTTTTTAACATTAAAACTAGCAGAAAATGTAAGTTTAAAAATCGCAGACGCGTTAGAGTTTCCACTAACAAAGTCATCACTACAAAATTCTATTTCTACTTTTAATATTAAAACTTTATCAGAGGTTGTTAATTTAAACTTACATGATTTTGGTATATTCTTAGAATTAGAGCCAGACGAAGAAGAGCAAGCGCAACTTGAACAAAACATACAAGTTGCTTTACAAGCTGGTGGTATTGATTTAGAAGATGCTATAGATTTAAGACAGATTAGAAACTTAAAGTTAGCTAATCAAATGCTTAAAGTAAAACGTAGACAAAAAGCAAAACAAGATCAAGCTAACCAACAAGCAAACATACAAGCACAAGCTCAAGCTCAAGCAGAGACAGCTGAAAAAACAGCTATGGCAGAAGTACAAAAACAACAAGCTATATCTGGTGCTAATGTTGAATATGAAAAAGCTAAAAGTCAATTTGAAATAGAGCGTATGCAAATACAAGCTCAGCTTAAAAAACAAGAAATGCAAATGCAGCACCAGTTTGACATGCAGTTGAAGCAAGTTGAAGTTCAAGGTATTGCTAAAAAAGAGGAAATGATTGAGGATCGTAAAGATAAGAGAAGTAAAATGGAAGCTACTCAAGCAAGTGAGTTAATATCACAGCGTAAAAATGATTCTCCACCAATAAACTTTGAAGAACCTGCTATGCAAGAAGGCGCGCAGCCTCCTATGCCTATGTAGGTAATTATTAATTTTATATTATTATATTATGTCAGAAATTAAAACAAATGAACCTGTTAAACAGGAAGGTGAATTTAAAATAAAAAGTAAACCAAAAAAACCAAAGCAACTAGGCAACAAAGAGCAAGAAATACCAAAGGTTAATTTAAAAGAACCTTTAGTAGAAGTTGAGCCTAATGTTAAAAAAGTTGAAATTAAAAAAGAAGACGATGCCATTCAAATCGGAGAAACAAAGGAGGTACCTGTGGGCGAACCATCCGGAGATAGCACAAAGGTGGGAGAACCTGTACAAGAGTCCGACGAGACTACTGAAGGGTTTTCTCCGATCAAAGAAGTAACTGAAGAAGAAGTTAAACAAACACAAGCTGAAGTTAAAGAAGCTATAAGAGACGAAAAGATTTTAGGTAGGAAGTTACCTGAAAATGTAGAAAAGCTTGTCAGCTTTATGGAGGAGACAGGTGGAACTGTAGAAGATTACGTTAGATTAAACGCAGACTACAGTAATGTTGATGAAACAGCATTGTTAAAAGAATATTACAAAAAAAATAAACCTCATTTAGATTCAGATGATGTAGATCTTATATTAGAAGATTATACGTGGGACGAAGATTTACATGAGGAAAAAGAAATACGCAAAAGAAAACTTGCGTTTAAAGAAGAAGTTGCAAAAGCCAAAAACTATTTGGAGGACTTGAAACAAAAATATTACGACGAGATCAAGTTGAGACCGGGTGTTAATCAAGAACAACAAAAAGCAATGGACTTTTTCAACCGCTACAACAAGGAGCAAGAAAAAGCTACGCAATTACACGAGGCGTTTAAACGTGAAACTAAGGAACTTTTCAATGAAAATTTCAAAGGTTTTGATATTACAGTTGGAGATAAAAGATATAAGTATAACGTGCAGAATCGTGATAAAATTGCAGAAAACCAATCAAACATTAATAATCTGATAGGGAAGTTCCTAGACGCAGATGGTAATGTTGCGGATACCGCTGGTTATCACAAAGCTATGTATGCTGCTGAAAACGTAGATAAGATCGCTGCTCATTTTTATGAACAAGGAAAAGCCGACGCTGTTAAAGAAGTAGTAAACAAATCTAAAAATCTTTCTGATGTTAAAGCAAGAGAAGGAAATAAAGGAGATGTTTTTGTTGGTGGATTTAAAGTAAGAGCAATTAGTGGCGCTGATTCTACAAAACTGAAAATTAAAACAAGAAAATTTAACTAATTAAAAATTACAAATTATGAGTTTATCTCCACAATTTGGGTCAATCATACCATCTCAAAAGCAAGAGTTGTTAAACAGCAACTACTTAAAATTTAACGATGGTAATAATGATTTTGCCCAGCAGTATTTACCAGAGGTCTACGAACAAGAAGTAGAGCGTTATGGAAACAGAACGTTATCTGGTTTTTTAAGAATGGTTGGCGCTGAAATGCCAATGACTTCTGATCAAGTAATTTGGTCAGAGCAAAACAGATTACATATAGCATATGATAACTGTACTTATGCAGGTGGTGCTCCAACAGTACTAGTTATTCCTGTTGGTGGTGCTGGAAACACTTTAGTAGAAAACGTAATCTCTATTAACGACACTGTTGTTATTATGGATACAGTTTCTGGTATTGAAGGAAAAGCTATTGTAACTGCAAGAGCAGCAGGTAACATAACTGTACAGTTCTTTGACAATCAAGCTGCAACGCTTGCTTCAAAAGGATTTGTATCTGGAAACATTAAAGTTTTCGTTTATGGTTCTGCATATAGCAAAGGAAGAAATACAGATGGTACTGGAGCTGACGCTGCTAGAATTTCTGTTGATCCTTCTTTCACACAGTACTCTAACTCACCAGTTATTATTAGAAACCAATACCAAGTTAATGGTTCTGATATGGCACAAATCGGTTGGGTTGAAGTTGCTACTGAAGATGGTGCTTCTGGATACTTATGGTATTTAAAAGCTGAGTCTGAAACTAGATTAAGATTTGAAGATTACCTAGAAATGGCAATGGTAGAAGGTGAATTAAACACTTCTGCTGCTGGTCTAGCTGATTATCAAGCAGGTGTTTTACCAAGTACAGAAGGTTTATTTGCAGCTATTGAAAATAGAGGTAATGTACAGGTAGGATTTACTGCTGCTAACGGTCTTGATGAGTTTGATGCTATCCTTAAAAACTTAGATACTCAAGGTGCTATTGAAGAAAACATGCTTTTCTTACAAAGACAAACTGCTTTAGATTTTGATGATATGTTAGCTAGTATTTCTGGTGGTTTCGCTGGTGGTACTGCTTTCGGTTTATTTGAAAAT